TACCAAAATTAATGCCATTAATATCAGCAGATATAAGTGTAATTGTAGGTTACTTAGAATTTAGACCTGCTTTTTTCTTTATACCAGAAAAAGAAATAATGAAATGGGTAACACTATCTTCAAACAGTTTAGTTATTACACCATTAGATACTAACTTGGTGTCAGCAATAATAGGTTTATACTTTGGTGGTTCATTAGTTAAAAAATAATGGCAAGAGTAAAGTTTAATATAGCTGATCAACCCCATGTAAGAATACCAAAAAAAACAAGCATAGGTAGACGACCTAAATTATCTTCTATGAATAAACATAAGAAGAGACAAAAAGGCAAGTCAAAAAATCGTGGACAGGGTAAGTAATATCTTATATTAAAACGTCATAGGAGTTAAATATGATTGATGAAATAAGAGATATGATTAAACATTATTTGGAAGATCATAAAAAAGCAGTTATCATTGTTGGTGTGCTATTAGTTATAGCTCTAATAATATAATTATTAATAAGGAATAACCTATGGAGATAGAGAGGATGAACTATTATTTTACAGGTGTTCTTATAATAATGATGACTTTGTTGGCTCTTTGCGGAGGTCCGGCAACATGATTGATAAATTTTTATATTCTGTTTTTGGAAAACTAGATAATTTAATTGCATTAATAGACAGGTTATTTGCACCACGTTGCAAGTGTAAGAAGAAGAAAAAAAATGCCTAGACCTGTACGCAAATGGATAGTAAGATTAAGAATGTGGTATGCTGATATAAGAGGTCATCATGGCAAGAGATGGAATTATGAATCTTCAGATCACTACATGAAAGGAAAGAAATGAAGGTATCAGATAAAACATCAGTAAGTATGCCAATAAAAAATATGATTGGTATAGTTGTTGCTGTTGCAATGGGTGTCTTTGCTTACACTGAAGTTACTGCTAGACTTACATCCCTTGAGACATCAAGAGAATTATTCCAAGCTGATCTACTTAAAAAATCTGAACAATTACCAACCGATCAAGAGCAGTTTATGTTGCTTGAAGATTTATATAAAACAGTTGAGAAAATTGAAAAAAGAATAGAAGATATGATGCACAACAAAGTTAATATAGAATTTGTAACTAAACAATTAGAGAAAGCATTAAAAGATATTGAAAATTTAAAAGATAAAGTTAGAGCAAATGGTAATGGACATGGTTGAAACAGTAATAGCATTATTGATGATAGTAAACCATGAGATTAAAGAACATAGAATACAACCTAGTATGTCAGATTGTTTAAAGGGTAAAAGGATTGCTATGCGTAGCAATAGTGGTAACAATGTAGAGTATAAATGTATTCGTAGTAAAGCAGAAACAGAAATATATATAGGTGAAAAATCAATTAAAAAATTAATATTAGAATAATGGCTGACAAACAACCACCAAGAACTAAAAAATATTACAGGTCTACAAAGTCCGGTGCAGGTATGACAAGTGCTGGTGTTAAAAAATATAGAAGAGATAATCCCGGATCAAAATTAAAAACAGCAGTAACAGGTAAAGTAAAAAAAGGTTCTAAAGATGCTAAACGTAGAAAGAG